AGATCTTATGGAAATTGCAAAGAATAAGCTGTTTGATGGGAAAGACCCATTTGAAAAACATGAAGTTGAAGAAATAAGGTACCCATATATTGCAGAGTTTAATACAGATGATACAAATTCATTTAAGGGTATGAAGGTTGTATTCATAAGTAAGAATAAAGGATATGTTATGTATCAACCGGACAAATCGGCAGTATATTTTATTACTGATGGAAAGATAAAAGAATTTACTGCACAGAATTACAAAAAACTATGAGTTTTAACGTACAGGCTATCCTAGAGGATTATGGGATAGCCCACTCTACTAGTGGAAAGAATGTTGCGGATGGGTTCGTAAATATTCAGTGTCCATACTGCGAGGATAAATCCAACCACGGTGGCTTCTCAAAAAATGGATACGTTTTTGCGTGTTGGAGATGTGGAAGACATCCTGTAATTCAGACTCTTGCAGAAGTAACAGGGCTTACAACAAAACAGGTATTTGAGCTAAAAGAAAAATATAGTATTTTGATAGATGATGAAGAAGAAAAGATTATCTATCATAATGAAACGATTGAGGTTCCGGGTAGTAAATTGTTGCCACAACATATCAGATATCTTGAGGGGAGAGGATTCGATGTACAATATTTAATTAACAAATATGATTTGAGAGGTACATTATATACCGGCGATTTGTATTCATACAGAGTAATAACGCCTATCTACTACAATAATAGAATAGTATCATATCAAGGAAGAGATTTTACTGGTAGACAGAATATAAGGTATGCAACCTGCAAACCAGAGAATGAGATAATGCACCACAAGAAAATCCTGTTTAATCTAGATAACAGCAAACAGGAATCAGTTATAGTGATGGAGGGAGTTTATGATGTATTTAGGTTTGGGGATAATTCTGTGGCTACTATGGGAACTTCTTACACAAAAGAACAACTGGCGTTACTAGCAAAAAGATATAAAAGGGTTTACACTATGTTTGACCCAGAAGTTGATGCACAGAACAGAGCAAAAATATTATGCAGTGATTTGTCAATGGCTGGATTAGAAACAGTAAATCTTTTACTTGATGAAGGTGACCCAGCAGAGCAGAATGAAGAAACAGTGAGAGAGATAAAAAGGGATTTAGGTTTATAATGCATGTAACAAGAGATGGAAGAAACATTATTATACATAATGCAACAAGACAAGATGCAAGAGATTTGCTGAGACTTGGCTGTAAGTATGATACATCATCCATGACTTGGTCTATTATGTACAACAGAAACATACTAAAGAAACTTGAAAGTTTTGGCTGTAATATTCCTAATCATATCAAAGAGGGATTGACATTAGGACAAGTTACTAAAATTAAATTAAATAAAATAAAATTACCATCATATATTACCGATGGGTTGTTTTCATATCAGATACAGGGTATAAAGATGCTGTTTGCTGGGTACTCCTTGCTAGCAGATGAAATGGGATTAGGTAAGACAATAACTTTATTAAGATATCTTGAAGGCTCTGTAAGAAGAAGAGCTGTAGTAGCTTGTCCAGCATTCTTGAAAGAGAAATGGGCACACGAGATTAGGAAGTGGACTAGCCATGAGCCATTTGTTATATACGGACAGAAACAGATGAAGTTACCTGTAAGAGGAATCTATATAATAAATTATGACATATTGGAATTTCATTTAGACAATCTAACCAAGAAAAGCATTGAATTGTTTGCATCTGATGAAGCTCACCTATGTAAAAATGATGCCACAAAAAGAACAAAAGCGTTAAGAAAACTTGCAATACATTCTGATAGATATGTCCCAATGACAGGTACTCCAATTTTGAACAATGCACAAGATTTGTATCCTCATTTGAATCTACTAGACAGCAACCAATTTTATTCTAAGAAACTATTCTTAAATGAATATTGTATAATAAAAGATGACAGAATCATTGGTACTAAGAATCATGAAAAATTGCATAAGATATTATCAGAATCAATCATGATAAGAAGAACATATGAGGAAGTAAAGAAAGACTTTGGAAGCTCATACGATGTAAGAATAGATGACCAGCTTGTACCTATCAAATTAGACTCGTATGCTACCTACAATCAAGCAGACAGTGACATAGCAGGTTACTTGTATAAAACTACTGGCAAGTATTATCAAGCTACTGTAGCGATAATGCAGAGGGATAGAGTACTAAAGGAAATTATCTATGAAGAGAAGAAGAAAGCAATATTTGAATGGATGGATAACTTCTTGTTGTATGGAGAAAAGATTACCTTGTTTTTCACTAGAACAAAACATTTGAAAGAGTTTGCAGAAAAATATGATGCAATGATGATATATGGTGCTACTGATATGAAGAAACGATTAGATATCATCAATGATTTTAACAGCAACAATAAACAAGTGTTGTGTTGTAATATAAAAGCGGCAGGTGTTGGGCTAGATATAATTGGTTGTCATACTGTAGGGTTCGTTGATTTTGATTATGTATGGGAAAACATGAAGCAAGCAATAAAGAGATTTGACAGGATTGGTCAGAAATATCCAGTAGTATCAGTATATTATTTTGCAGGGTTGCAAACTATTGAGGAATCTGTTACACTACAGAAGTTAGACAAGAAGCATGAAACAGCAAGGATGCTAATTGATGGGAGGAAATTACGGGATGACGAAAGATTACAAAATCTCTGATAAGTTATATACCATTGATTACATACTAGATTTGTTTCCAAGATGTACAGAATTTATGGTAAGAAACTACAGATGGAAAACGGGGATAGGGAAAGTCATAGATGGTGTTGTGTATTATACTACCGATGAAATAACAAAATTCATGGAAGATACTGAATTTGAGAATATAGCTAGAAGGACAATGTTGTATAATTACATCAAAACACATCCTAGCATAAAAGAAGAAGAGTTATACAAATATCTTCCTTTCTCAAAACAAGTTATTGGAACATTGCTAGTAGATATATCACAACCAGAATATATAGAACAATACCCAAATCTATATGAGGAAGATGATGGCGGATTGTATGTTGAAGGGTATGAGAGAGTAAGCAAATACAAATCATATACAAAAAACGAAGGAATATTTTACAGTGTTAAAAGGAGAAGAAAATAATGGCAAAAGTAATGTATAAGAAGAATGGAGAAATTAAGAGTTTGGTACAATGGGTAAAGAAGATGAAACAATTCGATTTGCAATTGACATTTGCAGATTTGAGTAAAAAGCAGACAACCACAATTGCACTCACAGAAGATGATGCAAGACATAATGGATTCTTTATGAATTTTGGTAAGGGGAGAGCAACTGATGTAACTGTTCTAGGTTCACAAGATATCACACTGGCGAAATTCAATAGGTATGGGTATACACCAGCTAATTTTGGATTAGTGGAAACACAAGAAGAAGAAAAGACTGAGGAAACTACAGAAGAAGTTACAGAGGATAAATAATGGCATACAAGGCAGAGAAGATAGACTTATCAGAAACTAAGAAGCTTCTGGTACAAGCCATTACAAATACTGAATTTCTCAGGCAGATTTATAACTTTGCAGACCCCCATTTATTGCCAGACACGTATTCTAAATTGATTTTACAGTGGTGTTTTGAGTTCTATGACCAATTTAATGAAGCACCAAACTCTACTATACAGACAATTTATGAGAAGAAGGCAAATTATGTACTGAAAGAATCTGATGCAGAAATGATAGAGAACATACTTGATAGCATATCTAATGATTATGTTATCAAGGGTAATGTGGATTATTATGTAGAGCAAGCAGAACTGTTTTTCAATAAGCTATCTATCAAGCAATTGCAAGATAACATAGGAAAACTTGCAGATAGGGGCAAGATAGAAGATGCTGTAAATCTGATATCAAAGTTCAAGAAGGTAGAAAGGATTGTATCGCAAGGAGTAGACTTATTACAGAATGATGAAGCTATTGAGGAGGCATTTAGTGAAAAAGAAGATAAATTGTTTTCCCTTCCCGGTGACCTTGGGCATTTGTTAGGCTCTTTTAATAGAGGAGATTTGTCTGCTGTAATGAGCCCGCAGAAGCGTGGCAAAACATGGTCGATGATGGAGATAGCAAGTCATGCAATGCAATCGGGTAAGAAGGTGTGGTTTATCTCATTAGAAATGACTAGGAATCAGATTATCAGAAGAATGTGGCAACAATGGACTGATTCAGTAGCAGAAGAACAGGAGGTTACAGTACCTTTTTTCGATAGAGATGGGAATATAAGGACAAAGACAGAGAAAAGAAAACCAATGGAAATTGAGGAGATGACTAAACTAAGGGGTAAGTTTAGGCTTGCAATGAAGCAATCTCAATTCAGTGTTTATTCTTACCCTAAGCATACATTTAAGGTATCGGACTTGAAAACATTGTTAGAAAATAGTATGATGTACAAGTCAGAGATACCAGATTTGATTGTTATTGACTATGCTTCCATTATGTGTCCAGAAAGACATGGGGAGAAGAGATTTGAACTTGACCAGATATGGGCAGACCTATCAGCCATTGCAGTAGAATTCAACATTCATGTATTGAGTGCATCGCAGACAGGAAGAGCTACATTATCCAGAGATGTACAGCAAGGAGATACATCAGAAGCACAGAGCATTACAAGTCATGTAGCATTGATGTTTGCATTGAACCAAGATGAGAACGATAAGGCACAGAGTTGTATAAGATATTCTTGTATGTTTGCAAGGCATAAGGGATTTTTGACTACAGACCAAGTTGTTGTATTACAGAATCTTGCTTGTGGTAAGGCTATGATGGATAATCTGTATGAGAAGTATGTGCCTAATCTTAAATCAAAAGATAGAAGAAATAAAGAAGATTAGGGTTGACAATGTTTTGGCTATAAACTATTATAGTATAAGAGGAGAATTTTATATGTCGGCAGTATATGATG